AGGTAGTGCAATCATTTCAGGTTCATTAACGGTAACAGGAAGTTTATTGGTGCAAGATGTTAATGGAAAAACTAACATTGATTCTTTAGATAGAAAACTATACGGTACCGCACCAGTAATGCCTCCAGCAGCACCATCCGTATTATCGGTTGATTGGGGTAGCCGAACATTGAATGATGGATCATCTGTATTATCAGTTGATTGGGATGGACGAACATTGAATGATAGTCATGGTAACTCTGCAGTAGCATGGAACCATCGTGCATTATTTACAGATACTGGAATTACATCTTTATATTGGGCTGATAATACGTATTTAAGTTCAGACGTATATCAACGTGATTATAAACCGGTAGCAACACAAGATGCTGTATCAACCAACTATAACAATCCTTTGTCATCTTACCTCGGAGACGTAATTGAAGCCGATGGTATTACTACGTTTATAGATAGCACCGTAACGGATGGAATGCTAGTTTATTTATATACAGATGCTAAATGGTATCCGGTTCTACAAGCTAATACAAGATCAACTCGCTTACTAGGAATTGCACATAATGTATTCGCACCTGCAGGAACTGGTTATGTTTTACTAGAAGGTCACGTTGTAATTGATGACACATCGACTTCAGGTCCTTACGTAAGCGGATCTGCATATGGAGCACCGATATATATTAAAGACAGTACTACAACCGGCGAAATGTCGACAGCTATTCCTACCACTACCGGCAGTAACATAGTAAGAGTGTTAGGTCATTGTTATCAACGAAACTCAGGAACAGCTACACAATGGATGATGAAGTTTAGACCATCAAATGATTGGATACAAATATAATATTTATTAAGGAAAAATGGCAACAACAAAAATATTAGGGCAGGAAATTAATGCATTGACTGCAGCAACGGCTTCATTTGCTTTAGCAGTAGCAGGCGGTGGAGGAGGAGCAGCATTCCCATTCACCGGCTCGGCTCGAATAACAGGATCATTAGGTGTAACAGGTTCATTAAGTAATGGAAGTGGAAATATTGCTTCTGGTATTTTTTCACATGCAGAAGGTCAATATACAATAGCATCTGGATCTTACTCCCATGCAGAAGGTTATAGCACAACAGCAAAAGGATTAAATTCACACGCAGAAGGTAACCAAACATTTGCATCAGGAGGATACTCCCATGCAGAAGGTTTTTTTGCTACAGCAACCGGATACGCGTCACACGCAGAAGGAGGAGGTTTTTCCCAATATTATGGTGCTAATATTGCTTCTACAACACCACCAGTCGAAGCACGCGGAGCATACTCACACGTAGAAGGATATGGTATTACAATGTGTATGATAATGACGGAGAAGTTATCGAAGATTTTAGACTTTTTGCATCAGGAGAAGCATCTCACGCCGAAGGATATGCTACACAAGCAAAAGGTGCATATTCACACGCAGAAGGGTTTTTAACAACAACAATCGGACAATTTTCACACGCAGAAGGTAATACCACATCAGCAACCGGAGGTTCATCACACGCAGAAGGTACCCAAACAATTGCATCAGGATCATACTCACATGCAGAAGGTAACCAAACAATTGCAACCGGATTTGCGTCACATGCAGAAGGGTTGGTTACAACAACAATCGGAGGCTATTCCCACACAGAAGGTGCTTACACAATTGCATCTGGAGATTATCAACATGTACAAGGACAATACAATAAAACATCATCTATTTCATCTGCTTTTATTCATGGAAATGGTACATCAGATGTTGCAAGATCAAACTTAATTTTTGCAGCTGGGTCAACTGTTCAAATTACTGGAAGTTTACAAGTCTCGGGTAGTATAACAGGTAGTTTACTAGGTACAGCCTCTAATATTGCAACAACTGCAAATATAAAAACAATTAATAGCAGCTCATTAATAGGTAGTGGTAATCTAGTTTTACCATTCAATTTAATGAGTTATGGTTCCGCCGTTTCCGGATCCACTACATTAACAAAAAGTGCATCATTTTTATTAGCAGCAAATACGTTAACAAACAAAGACGCATTAATACATTTAAAATGGCGAGGCAGACGATTTGGAGCCGCTAATGTCGGTACTGTAACTTTTGGATTATATAATAATACTAGTGATTCTACTTCCGGTGCTGTCTTTTTAACTTCAAATACATTGACAGCTGTTGCAAGCAGAATGGGACAAAGTGAAGTCCACCTACTATATAAGGCAGAAACGGGAACAGTAGAAAGACAAACCCCAGGAACATTGGGGACTGATATGGGTCTCAATACTTTAACATACACCTCAGTAGGTTTTAATAGAACAGTTGATAATTATTTTATATTTACTCTAACTAATGCATCTGCTGCTGATTCATCTATTATTGACTTTGGTATGGCAATAATTTACATTTAAAATACATATAAAAATGAATATACAAACAATTAACGGCGGATTTATGTTTAACGAAAAAACATACACAATTATATCACCTGCAGAGCCTATTACTAGTACGCAAGTTCATGTTCCTACGGATGATGGAACAATTTTATTAGATTTGTCATTTACCATAGATAACAAACCATATGATGATTTAATTGAATTTATACAAGATCTTTATAAAGAACCATTAGCTTAAAAAACTATTGGATTTTACAAATAAATTACATATATTAAAAGAAAAAGGAACTAGTTATGACCAGAAAACTGGACAAGGAACATTTAGAAGAAATTCAAACGTTAAGAGACGCATTTGCAAAGAATGCAAACACATTAGGCAATATTGCAATTGAATTGCACATGTTAACTAGACAACAAGAACTAGTTAGTAACGAACAAAACAAATATTTAGATCAGTTTGAAGCATTAAGAAATCAGGAATCTGAACTTCTTGAAAAAATGCGAGAACGATATGGAGATGGCCAAATTAATATCGTAGACGGAACGTTTACTCTTAACTCCGGTTTGGCACAATAATATCATATTTATATAAAAAAATAATAGGAGTAAAATAATGGCAGAAAGAATAGTATCACCAGGCGTATTTACGAATGAAGTAGATCAATCGTTTTTAGCAGGTGGAATTGCGCAAATAGGCGCAGCAATTGTAGGACCTACAGTAAAAGGTCCAGCATTAATACCTACACAAATAACATCATATTCTGATTTTGTTGCAACATTTGGATCATATACGACTGATTCATATGTACCATTCGTAGTTAATGATTATTTACGTAATGGCAATTCAATCACAGTAACAAGATTATTATATGAAGATGGATATTATTTAACCAATGGTGCATTAGCAATTATTGCAAAATCTGGTTCTGGAGGCGGTGCAGTACGAGTCGTAACACATGTGCTTCATCCAACACAACCAATTGGATATACAGCCGGCGCTGGAGTATTTGAAGATTCATTATTACTTGATGCGGGTTCAGGATCATTTGCATTAAAACTATCGGGATCATTTACTACAACAACTGTACCTGGATTTACAGCATTTACAGTAGCAGAAGGGGTTGGCATATCTGGATCGATTGTACAGACAAATAATAGATACTTAAGCAAAGTTTTTGGTACTTCACCAAAATCATTAGATTACCCAGTATATGTACAATATGAAAATTATAACGCATCTAGTTTATTTAACAATCTTGGTCAAGTTACAATTGAATTAGCAAAAATTTCAAATTTTGAATTATTACAAGATTACCAAACTGCAAACACGCCATGGATAACTTCACAATTAATTGGAAGTGTATCTAAAAATTTATTTAAATTTTATACAATATCACACGGCAACACAGTTAATTATGAAACTAAAATAGCCATCCGAGATATTAGAACGGCAGATGAAGTTGCTGATCCAAATGGGTATGGTACATTTACCGTTCAAGTTAGACGAGTTAATACATTATCACCTGCACCTGGTATTACTAATTCACCATATACATCACAAGATACTGATCCAACACCTGATACCGTCGAAGTTTTCTTAAATGTTAATTTAGATCCAAATTCTAATAGATATATTTCTAGAGTAATTGGCGATAGATATCAAACAATTAATGATGCTAATGATATCATAGTTAGTGGCGATTATCCAAATCAATCAAAATTTATTAGGGTAGAGGTAGAAGCGGGTGTTGAAACAGCAGCAAATAGTAAAACATTGATACCATTTGGATTCCGTGCACCTAGTTCACCAATACCAATGGTTTCTGGTTCATTGAATTTAAGAGCAGCACAATATGCAACATCTCAGGTAGCAAATTCAGTATTTAATAATAGAAACCATTTTGGATTTGATTATACTGTACAAAGTAATATGATTTACTTAGCACCAGTACCAACATCAGGATCAACAACAGGAAGTAGTTCAGACTTTTACCTAGGTAGTATGCTTCAGGATGCTGCAGCTGCATTTCCTAGTCTAGGAGCAGCTTATTCTGGATCACTTGAAAGTGCATTAGTTGCTGGCACGTTTACCGATAATATTGCAGTTGCAACTCGTAAATTTATAGTACCAATGCAAGGCGGATTTGATGGAGCTCGTCCTAATTTACCAAAATTTACCGGTAACAATATTACCGCAGCAAACACATTTGGATTTGATTGTTCGTCTGCAACTAGTACTGGTACTGTTGCATATAATAAAGCATTTTCATTATTATCCAATACAGATTATTATGATATGAACATGTTAGTGACGCCAGGCATCATTGATAGTTTACATCCCGTAGTAACTGGAGCAGCAAGAACATTAGTAGAAAACAGACAAGATACTTTCTATGTAATGGATACAAATTCATTAACAGATAATATAGCAACAGTTGTAAATCAAGTAACTGCATTGGATAGCAATTATACTGCAGCATATTGGCCTTGGGTAAGAGTTATAAATCCTGTAAACAATGTACCGGTATGGGTACCACCATCGGTAGTAGTTCCGGGAGTATTAGCATTTAATGATAGAATTGCTGCACCATGGTATGCACCAGCTGGATTAAACAGAGGTGGATTAACATCAGTAACTGATACATATAAAAGATTATCGCAATCAGATCGTGATGACTTGTATGAAGCTCGTATAAATCCTATTGCGAACTTCCCTAATGAAGGAGTATGCATTTGGGGTCAAAAGACACTACAGTCATTGCCAAGTGCATTAGACCGCGTAAATGTACGTCGATTATTAATTGAAGTTAAGAAATTTATTGCATCATCAACTAGATATCTAGTATTTGAACAAAATAATGCGGCAACACGCAATAGATTTTTAAGCATAGTTAATCCATACATGGAACAAGTTAGATCACAACAAGGTTTATCTGCATTCCTTGTTAAAATGGATTCAACAAATAACACTCCAGATTTGATAGATCAAAATATCATGTACGGTCAATTATTTTTACAACCAACTAGAACCGCAGAATTTATTATTCTTGATTTTAATATCCAACCGACAGGCGCAGCCTTTCCAGAATAGTAAAATATAAATTAATTCTTAAGAAAAGTAGGGCAATGTTTCTACTTTTTTTAGGATTATTATATTTATTTATAAAATAAGGAATTATAATGGCATTAGAAAATTTAGTTAATCAAGTAAATCCAGGATCTGATTATGAAGATTATGGTGGCGAAACCAATTATTGGGCAAATGCATATTCGTGGGAACCTAAAAAACAGCACCAATTCATTATGACGATCCAAGATATTCCAGCATATTTAATAAAAACAGCTGCAAAACCTACATTGTCAAATGGAGAAATTACATTAGACCACATGAATGTACAGCGATATGTTAAAGGAAAGTCTGTTTGGAGTACCATGGCAATAACATTATATGATCCGATTGTACCTAGTGCAGCTCAATCAGTAATGGCGTGGGTTAGAGATCATCATGAATCAGCAACTGGTCGCGATGGGTATTCTTCTATATATAAACGAGAGATTGTATTGAATCAATTATCACCATTAGGCGAAATTATTGAAGAATGGAGATTAAAAGGTGCATTTATTACCGAATCAAATTTTGGAACGTTAGATTGGGGAGCAGAAGAAGTTGTTACAATTGATTTAACACTTCGATTTGATTGGGCATTCCATAGTTTCTAATTAAAAATATTAATATTATAATGGAGGGCAAAAAACCCTCCATTTTTCATGCTCGCACATATTTATAATAAAGTTATAAAGGATATACAATATGAGCAACGTTTCAAGTGAACTACGCAATTTAGATTTAATTAATGCGGCAAAACAACATTACGAAAAACAACAAAGAACAAAAGTTCCACCAATTGTTGTAGCATTACCAAGCAAGGGGTTAATATATCCCGAATCATCAATATTACGACAAGGTAGCGTCGAAATGCGGTATATGACTGCATATGATGAAGATATTTTAACAAATGTAACATATATTAAAACAGGTGTTGTATTCGATAAATTATTAGAATCATTAGTTGTTACTCCTGGGGTTAATGTAAATGAAATTTCAGCAACGGATAGAGATGGTCTAATTATATCAGCAAGAATACATGCATATGGTAATCTATATCCAGTAACTGTTACTGATCCAAAAACACAAAATTCAATAAATCGAGATGTTGATTTATCAAAATTAAAATTTAAAGCATTTACATTAATACCAGATGCAAATGGCGAATTTGAATATGTATTTTCAGACAACGGCAATACATTAAAATTTAGATATTTAACAACGGAGGCATCAAAAAATCTAGATCCAGATCGATCAATATCTAACTTATTAGAATTGTCAATCATGGAAATAAATGGCAATCGAGATAAAAATATTATTGCTGAGTATATCAAATTTGATATGCGTGCATTAGATGCTAAAAAATTTAGATCATATATTAGCGACAATTTACCAGGCCTAGATTTAAATGTACAATTTGAAGGTGAAGACGGAGGCACCTTCGACGCCATGTTTCAACTTAGCGCCGACCTTTTTTGGTTTTAAACCAGAACACCAAGTACATCTTCATGATCAATTATTTGAACTAGTTTGGGCGGGAGAAGGCCGATGGGATTGGGATACTATATATAATTTACCAATACATCTTCGAAAATTTTGGGTGACTAAAATAAATAAATTGCGCAGTGAACTAAATCAAAATAACGAAACTGCACAACAAGCCATTAAAAACAAAATAACTCGTACGAAATTGCCTAAATGAATATTTATATTAAATTAAAGGATAATTGTGCAAGATCAAACTAAGTTAATTGCTCGTCTAAAAAAACTTGATAGGCTAGGTCAACCACCTACTCCTGAACAAAATGATATCAAAAGTAAACTGGAGACATTAACCTCCACGCTTCCTTCACTCGATGCATTTGCCGATCAATATAGTAAGATAGTAAGCATTATCGATGATCAGAACGCATTATACTCACAAGGCCTAGGCAAAGTAATTGGCATACAAGCCTCATTTAACGCCGGCATAATGAGCTTAGTTAAAAATTTAACGTATCTTGAACAATCAAATTCCAAATTAAATACTAGTTTTGGACTATCAAGCAGAAGTGCTCAATTATTTGCAGCAAAATTACGTACGGTAGCTATTGACGGTAACATCGGAACAGATAAGATGTTTGCATATGCTGAAAGTGTTAAAGATTTAACAAGTGGATTTATACAATCATCAAAAATCCAAAGTAAGTTTCAAACAAATTTGTTGCAAGGTCAACAATACATGAAAAACAACTTAAAGGTAACCGATGCAGCTGCTGAAGGATATGAATATTATGCATCATCCCTCAATCAAACAGGAATCGAAACATTAGCGATACAAAACAAAATGGCAGCTTCGTTAGCTGAAGCAACTGGTATTGATCAATTATCCATACAAAAAGATTTAACAGAAACTATCGGATCATTAACGGCTGATTTGCAAATGCAATATAGCAGAATCCCGGGGTCTCTAGAATTATCAGTTCTTAAAGCTAGAGCATTAGGATTAAGTTTAGGTGATTTAAATAAAACAGGAACAAGTTTATTAAATATAGAATCATCAATTGGCACGGAAATGGAGTATCAACTTTTATCCGGAAAACGATTATTAACAGCTGATGGAAAAAGTTTAACAAATGCATATCGAATGGCAACCATTCAAGGAGATTCAAATAAACAAGCCGATTTAATGAATCAATTGATTAAAGACCAAGGGCCGATGCTTGAAAAAAACTTGTTTGCTAGACAAAAAGCAGCCCAGTTATTAGGTACAGATGAAGCAGCTTTAGCACGAAGTATACAAAAACAAAAATTGATAACCAAACTCGGCGCCGAAAATTTAATGCGATTAAGCAATGGTGATATGACTCAAGTTGCTACACAATTGCGTGCCAAAGGCGTCAAAGAAGAGGATATTAAAGCCCTAATTACAGCTTCAGATACTAGAACAACTGCTGAAAGAGAATTAGATTTGCAACAAAAGACATATGATTTAACACGGCAGATGTATGATAGCAAAATCAACGTTACAGACGCAGGAATAGCAGCGCAGACCAAAGCTGCGGAATATACGCCACTTAAAACATCTCTAGATGGAGCGGCATTAGCTCTTGGTGCTATTACTAGTTTTGGAGAATCGGTAACCGCAGTTAACACGCCAATATCAAATATAACAGCGCAACTCCCATTATTTGGAAACGCACTTAAAGGCGCAATCGATTGGGCAACCAATGCAGTTAACATAAAATTTTCAACCGGTGAAAATGTTGCTGCATCATCTATTGACAGCCAAGACGCACTTATTATGAATGATGGAGTAATTAAATTTAATCCAGCTGATAAATTCATGCAAGTAAATGATTCCACCATGATCGCCGGCACAAATGTAGATGGAAACAAAAAATTAGCTCGAGCAATTAGCGGTGGTGGCGGAACTATTGATTATAATAAATTAGCTAGCGCAATTGCTTCAGCAATGCAACATGTTACGGTTCAAGCAACAGTAAAACCTGATATGTTATTTGCAGCATCTAAATTAAATGGAAAACGGAGATTCTAAAAAATGCCAGACTTACCTAACCCACCCGCGGTAGGATATGCTACATATCCAAATGCAGTTAATTGGATGCCACAATTAGCACAGAATACTAATCCACCACCTGGAACTGCTACATATCCAAATGCAGTTCTTTGGCTGCCACAAACAGCACAAACTACCAATATACAACCAGGCGATATTTTATTACGGGCAGCTGGAGTAGCATTAAACTCAGTATCATCATTATCAGGAATTCCACAAGTTGCTCAAATCGGACAAAGTATGTTGAATAGTAGCGACAATTATTCAATTTACAATCAATATCAAGTCGCCGCTATTGGCAATAACAAACCCATTAATATTGTTAAATATCCAGATTCCCGATCTCGAAAAGGGTATCGTACAAACCCTGTAGGTACCCGATTAGATGGACTTGGTGCAGCATTACGAGGCAGTATTAAAGCTGGAATATATGCTGCAGCAACAGCATCCCCGTTAGGTGCATATAGTATATTTAATTTAGATGGTTTTGGTAAAACTGGATACGGATGGGGCGATCATGATAACCCATATGCATTAAAAACTGACTTTACAGCTCGTAGTCATGTTGCTACTAGATGGAAGCCGTCAATAATACAACTTGAAGATGCAGCTGACGGCACTAGAAGACAACAACTAGTTGGGGAATGGGCACCAACCATTAATCCACTAGAAATGGCAACACCATTCCGCGGAGATAAAGTTACTGTAATAGACTTTGGTAAACGCAAATTAGCCGAAGCATATTTATGGAGACCAAATCGGCTACTAGACACTAAAAAATTTCTAGGTGCACAATTAAATAAACTAGGAATTACACAAGATTTTATTAAATTTTATTTAACTGGTCCTAAATTACAAGCAGGAAATGACACAGACGAAGATGACATTATTGTATTCCGCGCAATCATCGGATCAATTAGTGATCAATTTTCACCTAGTTGGACCGCTCAACAAATGATTGGTAGAGCCGATTCTAACTATCACTATACCGGAGTTACTCGAGATTTGCAAATGGACTTTACAGTATATGCAACAGATCGCGATGAATTAAAACCTATTTGGCGCAAACTAAATGCACTAGCTGGATATACAGCTCCAGAATATGACCCAGAGTCAATAGCCATGATAGCGCCATTTATGCGAATTACCATTGGCGATTTGTTTGTACAACAAGCTGTAATAATTACTAGTTTAAGTTTTACGTTGCACGATACTGATACCAATTGGGAAATCAATATTGAAAATGATAAAACAATGATGCAAGTTCCACATAAAGTATCTGTATCACTTGGATTAACACCAATAATGGATCAATTGCCACAAAAAGGCGGCCGTTTCTATACATTGGCTAAAGACTTTGATTTAAAAGGACAACCTAAACCAGGAAATGATGATTGGTTAAGTGATACAAAAACTAACCCGGATATAAATATTGCCGCAGACTTAGCAGATAGAGCATCAAAACGTACCATTAGAGACGCGGAAAGAACCAAGAGAGATGCGGATAAAGCAAAAACAGCCACAAAGACAGAAAACGATAAAACTATCGAAAAGACAAGCACACAAACAATAACAGATAAAATAAAGAATAGAGCAAGATAAACAAATTATGAGCAGATATAATTCAACCGAAACAATTAAAGACAAAACCGGATCTAGATACTATGCAACCACAATATTTCCGGTTGTTAATACAGGCCCAGATGACATATATATTGTGACTACTACAATTGAACGATTAGACAAACTAGCCTATACATTTTATGATGATGTATCATTATGGTGGATTATTGCAGCTGCAAATGGTATTGGTAAAGGTACATTTATAGTCCCATCAGAAACTAGATTACGAATACCCAGTAAAAATAATATACAAGACATAGTTATAGCAACAAATAAAAGTAGATAATGAGTGATATTTTTTATTCGCAAGTAGATGCAAATTTAGAAAATGAATTAAATTTAAGAGGCCGTGCCGGCACGTATAATCGAACAACCAATGATTTACAATTCATGTTAGAAAAAACGGCAAATGTTATAATAACGCCATATTCTGATCCAGAACGTACTACAATATTGGAATCGGGTATCTTAGGCGGAACTAGAATTCGTACGGGCGAGTATTTACCAACAGGGCCTGATGGATTTGTATCAACTCGTGCATATAAGGTGTCAGAAACTAAAATTGAAAAAAACACAATTAAACATGGAACAGCTGTCCCTAAAACAAATAATTCTAGAAGAACGCCACCATATGTAACATCATGTGAAATTTCTATAGCAGATTCCAGTAATGGATTATTAAACAATGCAACTGTTAACATGGTAATACCAAATCCTGAACGAGATTTAAATTTTATTGAATCAGTATATTTTAGACCAGGTCGTCATGTCAATATTAGAATTGAACACCCTGTTAGTGCAATAGTTGGCGAGACTCAATTTCTTACTGCAGATACAATGCCGTCGACGGAGAAATTACAGGAAATGTATCCAGGTATAACAAAAGACCAAGAGCTGCAGTATAGTAAATTAAATGCAGTAACATTTGATGGATTAATTACATCATTTACTATAGACTTCAATACGGATATGTCAGTTAATGCATCAATTTCAGTTACTGGTACTACAAATATATATACTGATTTAAACATGGTAATTAATAGTGATCCTACTAATAATAACAAACCTCCCGGCAGTGAGTTAAATCGTGATTTCACCGGTAAAGTCACACCAAAAAAGTTAAATTTAAACCCACCACCCGCTAGTCGTATTACCAATCCATTTACCGTTAAACAAAATGGAATTGACGGAATTAAAGCTAAACTAGAAGCTGAGCAAAAAAAGGCGTCAGAAGAAACTGCTGCTAAATTAGCGGCCGCAGCACCCGGAACCATTTTCAAAAGCTTTTATTCGGAATTAGAAAAAGAAGTACAAAATTTTATTGACAACGATGAAAAGGGCACTCCTAGACTGCCGGCCGAAGTACTAGGATATACAGAACGATATTATAACTTGAAGGATATAACGCAAGGCCCAGATGTTTGGGCAGCATGGGGTGTCACATTAAAAGGACCTGATCAAGAACGATATATAACATTATCTTGGCTGATTGATTTTATTAATCGATTGGTAATTACTAAAGCAAAAGACATTGCACCAGATGCTAGAATCATATGTACTAGTTTAAATACGTTAATTGTAAGTAGTTATTATGAATATTTAGTTAGTGCAGATCCATATAGAATATACATTCCATGGAAAAAATATGGAGAAAAAACATGGTTTTCGCGAAATAGTGATCCAAACTCACCGGCCAGGTCTGTCGACGGCGACGGTCCAATATTTTCTAATACTGCAACCAAACTGTCATTTCCTACTGCAATATTTATTAACTTGAAAGTTATACAAGAAAATATTAAAATGTTAGAAGATTCAGAGACATTTACATTGTCTGCGTTTTTAAGTGCAATAAGCGCAGAAATTGCAGCTGCTACTAGTAATGCAATTAATATGAATTTAATAACTCACCCGGAAGTGCAAAACGCATTATTATTTTTTGATGCAAACTTTATAACAACATCGACTGCAGACCCAGTTAAACCATATTCCGTTCCAATGTTCGCAAATCATTTACATGGTACAGTAGTTCGCGATTTTAAGTTTTCCGGGAAATTGCCGTCCGATGCATCTAATTTAGCATATGTAGTAAACCAAGATCCGGGACAAATAGCTGAATCAGATATTGCACCATATGTTGCATACATGTACTCAGCAAACACGGTTGAACGGGTAGGGAATGATGAAATTATTGGCAATTTAATTACATCTGAGGAATTAAAAAGAATACAAGACATATATAAAATAAATCATGAAACTTTTTTAGACCAATATAAACAAGCAATAGTAAACTTTGGACTAAAACCAACAAACATAGAAGTTCAAACAGCATTAGCACAAGCACTATCAAAATATATACAATATCCATTGCCGACTATTCAAGAATCAAATCAATTAGCGGCACCTGTAATTCCATTCGATGTTGAATTTACAATTGACGGAATAAATGGATTTAGATATGGAAATGTATTAACATTTGATGCATTGCCTACTCGATATAAACAAAACGCCGTTTTTAGTGTAGTACAAGTATCACATACTGTAGGTACCGACAATCAATGGACGACTACAATTAGATGTATAATGAGACCTAGTATAGATTAATATGAGACAGAAAACCTATTATACCGTTGATGAGATTACAAACAATTTGTATACAACTGGATCTGCATGGATGGATGAATCCGGTGTAGAGTATATTGGATTGTATCATCAATATTCGACAGGAGAAACATATACACAGCCGGTCTGGAGTTATTATAATTCAGTTAAATTAATTAAATATGAAAATGTTAAATTAGATGTTGCAACATATAAAAAATTAAAATCTATACGAACTACATATGAAAATTTCGTGCCATATACAGTAAAACTTACGGCGTATGATATTAACAATGGATTTATTTCTAGATTTTTTATACAAAAAATTAATGAGTTGAGTGTAATTGAAATTGACAGTGCGACATTTATAAAATGGCAGTCAAAAGAAATTGACCCAAATATATATGTAGCCGTGCAACTTATTTGGTATATCTCCGGAACATTGACTGATGAAACTCAGGGCAGTGTATATATGCCGTCTATCACGACACTGAATACGATTGCAATTCAGAATGCAAAACAAACAATACGTAATATTGATACAGTATTAACAAATTTGTTAGAATTATATGTTGATGATACTGTAGTAAAACCAAAAGACATAAACGGGTTGGATTCCTGATAAATTTTTCTTATTATATCCATAATGATAGTGGATAGTATAGAAGATGTATTGGGTACTATTGAGTACATGAAAGATCGCAAAACATTGGTTGTGCCTATATTTTGTAGTCCAGCAATTCATGCATCAATTAATTTGCTTTGTGCAATATACATTTATACAGAAGACGATGTAGAAAGATTGATTCCTATTCGGCATACTGAACAGCTAATAGGCTTTCCTGAACATGTAAGTGCTTTTTTAGCATTGGAGAATATCTTTGTTCACGACAAGAAGCAGTGGCTTCAAATAGGTGGAAACAACCAAGTATGGGATGTTAAGACATTGTGGTGGTATACATATAATGAAGCATATGATGAAGGACATTATCCAACAGCAGCACATCAATTTTATTGGAGGCGACATCAAACATTGCAACATGTTAACGGAATTGTACCATTGCAACAGCATTTAGCAATGTGTCAAAAGATACGACACTATGCCTGGCCAATGTGTATGAATGCAGAACAAACAACATCATATCATCATTTTAATTCGACATATCCGCAAGTGTTTGCACAAATAGAAAGTGCAGGCCTACAAGTTAATGATGCGTTTAGAATGCCTGAACTAGTTACCGATAATCGAGTTTATTCACAATACAATTATCATACAATGACAGGACGTCCTAGTAATGCTTATCGAGGATTTAATTATGCTGCAATGAACAAAGAAGATGGTACACGAGCAGCATTTTGTAGCAGATTTGCAAATGGCGCATTAGTTGAAATGGACTTTGATTCATACCACGTTAGATTGATTGCTCGATTGATTGGTTATGATTTACCTGTATCATCAATACATGATTATTTAGGTCAAT